AATCTGCGTAAAGTATGCAAAAGGATTACGGGATTTCTCAGGATTAAAATTATGTATATATTGAACGCAATTTTCGATTCCATCAGAGATCATGTCCTCCTTGAACATATAATTTACAAAGTTGGGCTTGAATGACAAATGATTGGCAATCTTTAAGAAACACTCACCTATGTACCTTGGTATAACTGGTTTAGTTTTATCTTGCAATCTTGCAATTTCTACATCCTCACCATACTTAATTAAAGCAGCAAGAAACTCTTTGTTATTCACATAGTGCTCTGACCTTTTTCTTTTTGCCATAGGTCGTATTACCATGAGTTTTTATCACTACTATGTATTATTATAGCATTTCCACATAGACTTGACAAGTTCTAATTTTACCAATAGAATAACTTTGTGGAAGTGCAAGGGTAACCTTAGCTTTTATTATTAGAATTCTTATATATCTTTTCTAAAATTTCTTTAGCATCATTAACACTAGAAATATAACCCATTCTTCTATTAATTTTTGCAGAGCTTTTACCATTTCCTGTATCGTGAACAAATTGTTGATGAAGTACCATCATTTCCATATCATTACATTCGGACATTGTTATAACATTATCTAAGTTAACTAGAAACATATCATCTCTACTAGTTCTTAACCAGGGTTCTACTTTATATCCTATCAATCCATTTTTACTTTTTATCTCTACTACAGTAATAGGATTATGAAGTATTAGCATTGTTCTATCTTCTTCTTCCGAAGCTGCTACCCGTGCGAATATTTCTTCACCAGATTTAAGTTTTAATGTTGCGTAAAAATCATCTTCCATATTATTTCTTTAGTTGTATAGTGATTATTTCATAGTTAAAGTTTTCTTCATTGTAAATTTTAATTCTTTCAATGAAATGATTTAATGTATAATTTCTCCTGGACTTTGTAGAACAATCATCTGAAATATCATAAAGAGTTGCTTTTACTTTATCTTTTCCTTTTCTAAGAACTCTTCCTATGGACTGAAGATTTCTAATCCTAGATTTACTAGGACTAGCGAAGATAATATTATGGAGATTTTTAATATTAATACCAGTTGAGAAAGTTCCATAAGATGCTACTATTATAGCATCCTTTTGAGTTTCTGTAATTTCACGTATCAATTCTCTTTGTTCAGCATCCACTCCACCATGAACAAAGAATGATTTACGGTCACCTTGCTTATTATTATTTATTAAATCAAAAAGCACTTGCCCATGTGCTTCTACTCGTGAAAACAGTACTAAACTATTACCTTTTAGATCTAAAGTTAAATTCTTTATAAAGTTATTTCTTTGTTCATGAGTAATAAGATATTCTATTTCATCCTGGTATGTATCAAATTTTTGTGGTGGATGTTTAAGTACAAGACATTGAATATCTAACTGGGAAAGATGCCCCTGTCTCATTAGTTCATCTGTTTTAGTTACTTTATATGATGGTCCAAACAAACCCTCCAATACCCATTTATGAGTCTGTGTGCCGTCTAATGTTCCAGTAAATCCAAATCTATACTTAGCATGATGCAACTTAGTCATTATAGATATAAGTGATTTACTCTTAAAGAGATGTGCTTCATCTCCTATAACTACATTATAATCCTCAAAAAATGATCTTTCTAGTTTGTAAACAGATTGCCAAGTAGTAATTGTTACTGGAAACTCATTTGTTTTTTCTTTACCCGCATATATTTTGTGACAGTATGACTCAGCATCCCAACCATAATCGAAAAAGTCCTTATACATCTGCTCTACGAGTGATGTCGTGGGAACAACTAAAAGGATTTTTTGTCCTTTCTCTACATAATATCTTACAAGAGAATAAATCATCAACGATTTGCCTGAAGCAGTGGGTGATATCAATAGCTTTCTATTATGTCTTAAAGCATCGTATACTCCCTCAACTTGGTACTTCCTGGGTTGATGACTGCAAATAGAACTCATATAATCTTTTACACCAGCATATGATATCCCTTCATTAACCTCAAAGGGAGAACCATAATATTCATTATCAGCAAACTTATATGTGTAGTCGTGTCTCTCACAAAAAGAAATAATCTTATCTAATAACCCTACATATATCTTCTTTGATCTCATATCGAATAGGTGGATCTCTCCATTCCAATTCCTATTACGATATTGAGGCATAAACTTTGCACCCTCTACCTCAAAGGTAAAGTGGTCTCTTAACTCATACTCAATATGAGGTTCTGAATCAATTGTTAAAAATACTTCGTTAGACTTAGATATAACGACGTTCGCAGATGTATCAATCACCTAGTCCATGCGTCTAAGATTATTTAGCTACCCCTGTCAACCCAACCCTGATTGGAATCTCATAAACTCAATTGCATTCTTAATTTGATATGTTCTATTCTGCACTACTTTAAGAATACTCTCAATATATGCAAGCATAGTATCATAGTAATCAATCTTTAATGAAGTATTAGATAACTTTTCATCTGCATCCAGGTACTTCTGCATAGTATCCTTATCCCGTATCTTCTTTGGAAAAGGATTCTCTACATATACTTCTGGGTCTGCTTTCCCACTAAAGTACTCATACCGTTCATGACGGATGTTCTTTCTTTGTTGTTCTGCCTTCTTTCTTAATAAGAAGATTGTATTATATAAATCAAAATACTTTGCATGAAGAGATGGGATGTTCAATGATTCTTCGTGTAGATTATCTCTATCGATCTTTGCGTCTTTTTCCCACATCTCTTGAAGTTTATCAAGAGTTACACTCATAAAGAATTGCCTTCTAAATCGGTTAGTTTGTATATAGTATACTTGAAAGATACGTCTGCTGTAAAGTACTCGATGTCCGTATCAGTTGCATCGAATGACATTGTTGATAAACTATATGGAAATAGATCATCAAATACTACTTGAAACTTTGGTACTAAATTACTGCTAAGAATTTGTAATGTACCATCAGAATATATTTGATCTCCTCTTTGTGCAAATTTCGCAGCACCAAACAAATAATCCTGTTTTTCTAGTTCATTAAATTCTTTAAGTGCTTCAGGAAAACCCAATCCACGAATCCATTTCTGAATCTCCATATAATTACCAAGATCTTCATCAACAAGGAACCTTAAGTTAAGATCACCAAAAGAAATCTTATCTCCTGGTATAGGAATATCCTTAAGATAACTTGGTTGTTCTGCTATTCCTAATGTTATATCAGGTATGTTTGCTTGATTACAGAAGAAAGCAGTTTTAGGACTTCTCTTAAGTGCAAACTTAAACCCAACAGGAGATAAGAAATTCCTATTTTCTATAGGAGTTCCTGGTCTTGGTGCTGGTGAATTTCTAATTGCCATTAGTTATCTCTAGATATTTGTTCTTCAAGTTTTGCTTTTGCTGCTTTTATTCCTGCAAGTCTCACTTCTAAAGCATCCTCAAACCGTTGCAGTATTTTCAACTTAAATTCTTGACGACTCATGATACATTTTTAGACTACTTATATTTAGACAAAAAAAGAGAGGGTATTAACCCTCTTTAATATTAATCTTCAATTGGCCATCCACCTTTATCAAATGTTAACTCGTGAGTTTCCTCAGTTTCAAGTTGCTGTAGAACCCAGATCTCTATGTTAAAATCACTCAACAGTTTGCGAGGAATTGCATCCTTGTGAAGGATATTCTCTACAGGTTCTAGAACATCATCTCTTCTAGTATACCACACTTTGTTTAGTTGGGTAGTAAGAATATTACGAGACTTGACTATCATGTTTGCCTGGTTACATTGACTCTCATTGTATGTCATAACTTTGAGAAGTTTAGGTAGTTCGTTCTTCTCTGCTGCTTTTTTATTTAACTCAACCGCCTTATCAATGATTCTGTTAACAACCTCTCTAGTATGCCAATCGGTTTTAGATATAGCAGTGATGAGAAAGTAGGTAGTATCATTGAAGGTATTGTTTGGTCCCCAATCATCGTTCTCTCTGACAAATTTATCAATAGCATTGTTGGGATCATCCTTTGTGAAATTATTGTTGACAGTGTTAGTACCAACTGAGTTCTTCTCATCAACTAACATAGCATAAGCATTGTTTGGTATTCTTGTTTTAGTACGTTTGTCATCATAACGTTCAAGACCACCCATGTCTTTGAATAGTTGCTTACACAAATCAAGAGTATACAATTCATGCTCTGATGTGTGACCTCTCTTTAATTCATCCCTTAAGATTCTAACGATAGAACTTTCAAATTGATGATCTTTTACGTTTTCTGGTACAGGACTATTAACATTGCCATATACTGAAGCAATCATTGAGATTGATTTGTGAGAAAATAAATTAACGAGTCCACCGTTCTTAGGATATAATCTCTTATACCTAGCGGTTGGTAGATCATCAACATTATCATATCTAAGTGCTGCTTCTTGACAGGCACTAAAAGTATGTCTTCTATCGAAGATTGGTTTCTTTCCCTCGATAGGTAAGAAAGGTATTGGCCAGGATGTTCTATCCCATCCGTTTTTTATTGAGCAGAATATTGATTGCTTTTTTGTTGGAATGATTCCTGCTGTACCCCTTGTTGTATTCTCATTAGGGGAGGATAGATCACTGATTGGAGTCATCTCCAATTCTTCCAACTCTAGATATTCAAAATCTTTAAAGATGTCATCTTCATGATCTACACGAAGGTCATCAATGGAGAAAGTACCCCACGGTAATTTTTTTGCCATTTTAAGACTCCTTAATAATGAGACCTGACGAAGCAAATCTCAATGGTTGTTTGTATATTTATATAGTACTACAAAAATTTTGATCCGTCAACCCCCCAATAAAAAAGCACCCCCGAAGGAGTGCTTTGTATGAAATATAAGCGTCTTGCTTACATTAGGTTCTTAACAGTAACACGTCTGTAGTACTTGTTGTTATTAACTCCAACAGTACCAAGACCAGCTGTTGTACCTTCGGCAAATGGGTTCGCAACGATTCCGTAACGAGTCTTAAAGCCGATTTTTGGTTGGAAACTATTCTCTCCAACTGCACGAACCATCTGTAGAGGAACGTATGGGCAGTAGAACAGACCAGCATCGTAAGGTGAAGAACCTTTATATCCAACAACATAGTACTGATTAGCAGCACTGTTTGCAGAATAAGGGTCGATGTATACCTTGTACTTACCGTTAAGTGTTCCAGCAAATGTATTGCCAGTGTCATCAACGTTAAGGTTAGCATTAAGAGCAGGTGTGTAATCAAGAACACCAGCCATTGTTAACGCAGAAGCAACGTCAGCAGATGTTAGGATAACGTTACCCTTTCCTCTACGAGTTTGCTGTGCGATAGCGTTAGCATCTCTTTCGATCTGGAAGATAAGTCCCTTGAACTTCTCAACTGACCATCTACCATTTGAGTCGATGTCTAGATCAAACTCTCCAGCAGTTGCTGTGTTTGATTGAGCACCAGTTTCAGCAGACTTGTAAATTGTACGAATAACTTCTCTGTTGATCTCAGCAAGGATTTCAGTAGAGAGGATATTAGCAAGTTCTGCTTCAGCATTCAATCCGTGGATTGCTTTCAAGTCCTGAGCAAGCTCTAGTGAGTACTCAGCTTTTAACGCACGAGATTTCGCAGTAACTGTTACTTTCTCAAT